CCACTATCATAGTTAAAACCGTAAGTAAAAGATGATTTTTCTTCTGCGCTTTCTTCATCGGGTGCGTTAACTACTCCCTTAGTTCTATTTAACCATAAATATAAATCGTTAAAAGGATTGGAAGAACCACTTAAAAAGTCAGTAGAGAAATCAATACTATATTTAGATTCTATTGCTTTGATTATTTCAGAACATCTTAAAGCGGGTTTTAAATCATCAAATTTAACTCCATTTGCTTGAACTCCATTTGTGTATTTTATATCCCCTGCTACTTGACCGTTATCATATGTATATCTCTGTTCCCTTGATATTAACGGATATATAACAGCCCAAGATGGCATGTCATCTCCTTGACCTTGAGTACTTTGGTGTACATAATCTGTTAAGCCTTCTAAAACTTCTAAAACACCGTAATCGTGATTAAGATAGTTGAAGTCTAAATCAGCTAATTTATCTTCGCCTAATACATCAGATAAACCGATAGTTTCTCCAAAGAAAGTTAATTTGTAGTTGTTCGCTTTGTTGTCTTTTAATTGAACACTACTTAATCTAATCTTTCCCTTTCTAAAGTCTATTCCGTTTAATTTAATTAAAGCGTTCACTCTTACTCTTGCATCAAAACCGTTTACTACATCAGCGTTATAATAGTGTTTAAATAACTTATTATTACTTCTTGACGCAGGAATATTAAAAGTTTTAGAGAAGTCTGTAAACACCTTTGAAATGTCTTTTACATTCTGAATAGTTTGCGTTAAAGAAATTGTTTCATCTTTAAATAATTCTACTCTTTGACCATCTATATATAATTGTACGTCTTGCATATTATCTCACAGAATTTATTTTATCGAAAGCAAAATCAACCTCAATAGTGTAGTTAATCATCTTGTCATTTAAACTTGTCTTGTAGCTTAAAGAAGACGTAGAAATATTAATCGGCAAAGTTTGTGCTTCGTAATTTATCCAAACCTTTTCCGATAGCATTAATTGTTTGAATACTTCGTTGTATTGTTCAACTACAAAGCCACTATTTAAAACTAATTTCTCTGCACCTTGTTTGCTTAACACTTTTGTTTGATGGTCATTTACAGAGTAGCTACCACTATTTGAAATATTACTTTTGTAAGTTTCTTTTTTAGTGCTTAATGATAAGTTACTACGTTTAAAAAACCATATATCTTGAAGTACTCCGAACTTATTTACGAATGTTATTTTGTGTGGTGTATGCTTACATTCTTCAATTATCTCTACACTTACTTCTGTTGTTGTTGTTCCATTATCTACAACCACCCTATCTATATTAGCCACATCACTTGCGTACTTTATTAATGAACTTGAGTTTGTTGTATCAGCACAAGAAACTGTACTACTTAAAGTAGCCCCATTATAAAACTTAACATCAACAATATCATTAACATTTACGGGTACTTTTAAAACTTCATCTTTTAAAATGTATTGGATAGTATTTGATTGTAATAAATCGCCACTTAATTGAGGGTTAACACCATCTTCAAAATATCCGTACCCATCAAATCCATCTAATAACTGCATACTTAAAACGGTTGGAGTTGTACCTACATATCTTGTAACTTGATAATCTACCCATATCATTCGAGAATCATAAGAGCCATCAAAAGTAACATCTAAATAATCTCTCACCAATTCACTTATTTCAAAAGTAACCTCTTCGTTGTAAGCCGTTGAATTTAAAGTGTAATCTATTGAGCCTCTTACTCCTTGTGTACCCGTGTAAACATACAATTCTAATTTAGCCGAAGTTAAATTAGCAACTGATGCACTTACAAAATACGGACTTCTAATATTAATTTTTGCCATTGTTCTTTGTTGTTTTTAATAAATCTGTTAAGTCTAAACCGAAAGCCTCTACAACTTCTTCGGGTAGGTTTTTAAATGCTCTTGTGAAAGGTTTAGTAAAAAATAAAGATGGTTTAATTCCTTGAGCGAAAATACGCTTCTGTAAAATAAAACCTATCGTTCTATAATTTCCTTTTGCAAACTTTCCTTTGCTATCTCTCAATCTTATATTTCTAAACTTTGCCCATTTAATTAAAGGCTCTAAAGGTGGCATCTTATTTCTAAAAGTAAACTTACCTAATGCGCCTTTTTGTTTTCCATTCTTAACTAAAGAAGGGTTAGCACCCTTAACCCCTAAGTCTTGAAATTGACCGTAGTCTTCCATTATCATAGCTAAAGTAAAAGAGTTTCTGTGTATTGAAACCTTATAATCTAAAGAGTCATATAACTCCTTAGATACATTCTTTTTACCTTTACTTAGGTTTGTTCTCGCTTGTTGTACTACGTACTTTCCGAAGCGTTCTAAGGCTCTTTTAGTTTCCTTTGGTATCATACTAACAAATAGTCATATCGTTAACTATATCGACGTCGAACGTAACAGTCCACCCTGCTAATAGATTATCAAAACGGTCTGTAAATGCTTCAACACTTGGAGAGCCGTTTAATTGATATAAGTTATCTCTTAAATCTCCACGTCTTAAACGCTCAAGCAATCTGTTAACAACTGCTAACTGTGTATTTAAAACGTCTTGTTCATTATCGTTACCCACGAAATCGTCTTGGTCATTCTCTTTAGAATAATCTACTATATCCATACAAATCAAAGATACATTGAAAGTCCATATATTGCCGTTATATGTTCCGTTGTTAACTATAAAGTGTGATAGTGGAAAGATAGTTTGTTTCTTTAAATCAACTTTAAAAATGTCTCCATAAGTAACTGTATTCACAAATACATCTTCGTTTAATGCGTCTTTTAAAGTGTCGGTTAAATTATAAAATCCTTTCATATTATTTAAATTTCTTGTTTATCATTCTGCTTTCAAATTCTGCTTTTTCTTTTTCAAATGCTAAGTACATTAAACATTTGTGTAATGGTAGTCTTGTAACGTCATCAAATCTCCTAACATCTCCCTTAGCAAGTGTATAGATTTCTTGATAGCTTCCCCATTTTCTACCGAAATTTGACCTTTCATCTGTGCTTTCGTTGATTCCTTCGCCAAATAATTCGGGATAGCTTTCAACAACTCGTTGGTTAAATTGTAAAAAAAAACCATTGCACCCATTACAATTGATAAAGGCATCTCTCTATAAGATTCGCTCATCATTGTTCCCTCGTATTCTTTGATAGTATATTTACCTCTTCTCGATAATTCAATTGGTCTATACAGAACGCTCATTGCTTTGTTCATTGTTTGCCAATCTGAAATATACGTTGTAACGTCTTTATTTTCTCCATATGATATTTCATCAAGGTTTGGAATGAAACCCATAGAAACACCGCTTAAATTGAATCTAAGCCTATGCTTTTGTTCTTGTTCAAAAAGTGAATTAATATGTAATACTAATCTATCAAATTCTGAGCTTTTAATTTGTCTAACAACGTTTATATTAACATTCAAAAAGATAGTTAATAAGTCTTCATTAGTAGGTTCTTCTATTAGTTGAAATTTCTGATACTGACCTAATGTAATGTCTTGTAGGCTTTCGGGGATGTTTAACTCTAACTTCATAAATATTAAACGCTTTAACTTAGTTTTTGTATAAAATAAAAAAACCACCCAAATTAATGAGTGGTTGAATTAAAAAACAAACAATTAAAAAAACAAATATATTAGTTATGTCTTACTCTCTTTCCTTTCTTCCAAGCCTTTTCGATAGCTAATCTTAGCTTAACTTGTTTCTTCGCTAACTTATTAGCCTTTCTTCTCTTTTGATTAGCTACTCTTACATCGGGCTTCAAACCTGTAAGCCATCCAACTGTGTTTACTTCTTGTTGACTTACCGCTCTCTCAATAGCTTTCTCGATTCTATTTACTTTATCATTACTCTGTGCGTTTGATAGGTTAAACGCTAATACCATAACTGCTAATACTACTACTTTTTTCATCTTATTTTTATTTATTATTATTATTAATATTTACTTACTGCTTTAATTTTTAAATCAAATGTTTCTTCAAACCAATTGATTGCTCCTTCTATTCTGAAGAAGTCTAAAGTCATTCTTCTTACTTTCTTTTCTCCTTGTGTGTTTATAAATGTGATTTTAAATGTGTTCACTATGTTTGTTTTAATAGGGGCTTTTACACCCCTTTTTGTTTTTATTTATTATTATTTATCTTGTTATTTTTAATCATTAATTTTAGAACTATTGATTGAAGACCACCATTACCCTCTTCTTCTAAAGCTCCATAAGGCAATAAATTAAGAGACTCTGTTAATTCGTTTATTGTGCTTATTAAAACATCGTTACTTACTTCTCTGTTGTTTATTAATTTTGAGCTTAATTCTTTGTAATTTTTCATAATGTGTTTTTTTTTGTTTGTAATTATAATGCAAACATACGGAGTCGATAATTACTGTGCAAGAACTATTTACGAAAACTTTACGAAAACTTTTTTTTTAATAGACGAAGTAGTTACCTTTATTAGGGTTGTCTAAGTGATAGATAACGTTGTAGCGTATGCCATCAATAGCGTGATTAAAATCATCAACGTATAATTTAGAACCTTTATCAGCGTAAACATAGTTATTTAACTCTTTAGCTATATTAGTTGAATCTTGTGTAATAACTAATTCATAGTCCTGCATTCGAGTAATACCACTTTCTATTGTACCTTTCTTAACGGCTTGTATATTTACTCCACTATGTCTTAAGTCTTCAATTAAACGAGGCTCAGCACTATCGGCAATGATTAATTTATTACCCACCTTATCAAGAATTATCTTTGCTAAGTCTTGACTCTTTAATCCGTTACGATAAATATGTTCTTTAAGATAAATCTTTTTGTGCTTCTTATCAATAGCTACTTCTGTTAATGTATCGGGGTCAACTGAAAAACCAAAATCCATTCCACAAGAAGTTTGTAGATTATTAGGATTAAAATCTCCTATGCTCCAATTATCAAACACAACACCCTCTGCTTTATCTAACCATCCTCCAAGTATTTTATGTTTGTATTTCTTTGGGTTGTTATTCTTAATAGTATTTATTTGTTTTAAATAACTTTCAGATAGGTTATCTACATTATCTAAGTAAGTTGAGTGAATATAGCACACGTCATCTTTAATACCGTTAAAACCTCCCTCTACACCTCTATTCTCAAAGAAGCGTTTGTATATCCAATGTTCCTTAGTTGTAGGATTCAAGATTAAAACAATTCTATTCTGTACTCCTTTTTGTCTTATACTTAAGTCGATTGTATCAAAAATATCCTCATCAACTAATTCTTCAGCCTCATCTAAAACCCAACACGATACACCTTGTAATGATTTAAGAGATGCTGTTTGGTTACCACTCGCAGTCTTAATTCCTTTGAAGATAATATCTGATTTAGTGGAAGTATTTACAACCTCTGATTTATTGATTGAGAATATTTTATCTAAGCCTAACAGACCTATCTTCTCTAAGAACTCGGGTATAATAGATAAGTGTGCTGAAGTCATTGTATAACGAGTAAACAGCACTCTAAAACCCGTAGCCATTGTTAGCAGAGTTAAGAACACTGTTACACCGAAAGACTTTCCACTTCCCCTTCCACCTGTAATCACATAGTAGCGACATTTAGAATTGAAGAGGTGTTTATATTTGCTATTCAGATTCACTAAAAGTTATAACTGGTATGTTAATAGATTCATCATTAGTAGTTACATCGACTCTTTGTTGTGGCTTACCGTAGAAATATTCAAAGAATAATTTAACAGCCCATTGCTCGTTATCTTTTACTGCTTTAGATAAAGACTTTAAAGCGTCTGCGTTCATAGGTGTTAAGTTCTCTATAAGTTTTTGTTCTTCTGCTTTAGACTTACGCCCACATCCCTTGTTGCCTCCGTTGTTCTTTCTTTTATCCATAATCAAAAAAAATCAATATTGATTTAATAGTAAACGCTTTTTCTATCGTTTTGTTAAATACTCATTGTACACCCTCTCTAAAGAATTAACAACATTTCTAACACAACTACCACAAGATGTATCTTTTTGTTTCTTACTAAAGATTCTGTTGTAAATCTTAATTAGTTCTCTACGCTGTTTAACTTGAACTCGTTTTGTGTTTAATTCAAAAAATGTTTTCAAATAATTAAACTCCGACTCTTCTAAACAATTTATATTTGTGTAGTTAAATATTCTATTTAGTATGCTTTTACGTTTATCACATCCACAGTCATCTCCAAAAAGAGATTTAACTACTTTTTTAATACCCGTAGCTTTTGTAATCTTTTCAATAGAATCTCCTAAACCTTTTGATTTTGCTCCGTAATTTGCTTTCCATTCTTTATAGGCTTTTGTTCTTTTATCTTTTGGCTCTTTCATTATTTTATCTCGTTTTTATAGTTATTATAATCATCAATTAATTTCTCTTTTATTCTACCTTTACAGTCTTTTAAAGTGTTAAAGATAGAAACCCAACTTATATTAGTTTCAGAGGCTATTTTTCTTATTGATAACCCCGAATGTCTATAAATTTCAAACATCTCTCTATCGTACCAATGCCATTTGTTAATCTCTTCGTTTATTTTTAAAGTTAACTTATGATACTCTTCGTTTTCTTTGATGTTATCTTTGTCAATTAACTCTATATTTGAATCAACAAACATCTCCTCAATTGGTATTTTAACAACCTTACTTCTTTCTCTAAAATAAGAGACTAAAATAGAGCGAAGTGTTAGATAAATATAGAATTTATTTAACTTACCTTTGTCATTGTAAATGTTATAATTCTTATTATAAATTTTAAGATACATTTCTTGTACAATGTCCTCTGTGAAATCATCACCTCCTAAAGAGCGAACCATTTTAATCCATTCTTTGTGATGTTTAGCTAATTCTTCTAACATAATTTTAGCCCGTTTAAGCGATTATTATTTTTAATTGATACATACATATTACTTTTTGTTTTAAATTGATTAAAAGTGTCTTAAATAGCTTTAAACTTCATTTAAGCCATCACTTCCAAACTTGTTAATTAAATAATCAAAGACAACAGCAGTTCTTTCAAGTGAGAATGTACCACAAGTTGTGATAACTTCTACACTATCAAAAATAATGCTATCTTCGGTTAGATAATAACCTTGAATGATTTCTGTGTCGAAGTTGATAGGAATGAACTCTTCTTCTGCTTCGGCATTTAACGATAATATTTTAAACTTTATTGCTTCCATATAAAACAAATATACAAAAAAAAAGAATACAAAAGATATTTTTAATTAGTATTTTTTTATTATTAATTTATATTTATATTTCTCTTTCTTTTCTCTTTGCTTGGGGTAGGGCTTGGGGTAGGGCTTACAAAAGGCTTAGGGTAAGGCTTCCATATAGGCTTCCATATAGGCTTATTTTTTTACATTAATTTAAAGAGTTTTCGTAAAGTTTTCGTAAGTTTTTTTTTTAATAGTTGCGCACGTCATAAAATCGCCTTATGTTTGCAGTATAATAACAAATATATAAATTATGAAAA